AAGTTTCAATCTAGAAGAGTACCTTGGAATCAAGCATCTCACACTTTACTTGAAACAGGTTTGCAACCAAGTGTTGCAGCACATTTACACCCAGGTGAAGATAGGGTGTTTACTACCAAAGAAGCTGGTAGACTAATGACATTACCTGATGATTTTATTTTAACAGGTAAGTTAGGGCAGAGATTAGCAAGAATAGGTCTAATGGTAGCACCTTTACAAATGCACTATCTCTCAAAAAGCATATATAGTAATGTATTAAAACCATATAAGGAGAAGCATAATGACACAAATCATTAATTTAGAACATGACTACGGTTATGAAGAAACTAAAGCTTCACATCGTGGTAAGTGGCCAAATGAAAAAGATTGGGATAAACTTTATTCTGTAAAAGATGAGGACTTTTCAATTTTCAAACCAGGTAATACTTTAGATGGTAAGAGAAAACCTCTTGCTCATGTAGTAGTTAACGCTTATCCTGATGATGAAGTTAGAAACACACTTTATAATATTAACGAAACATCGGAGATGAGAGCCAACGCAGCAGGGCCAATAGACCATGCACAAATGGAACGAATGGGTATGAAACTTGGCGTTGATTATAAAATGAAAAATGAAAACTCTTATTACAAGAAAATGAAAAATGGTAAATGGGGTATGATTGCATATGCAAATCAAATACATTCATTTATGATTGGTTATAAGAGAGGTAGATTTACCGGTGCTATCGATGGTTCAGGTTGGACTAAAGATAAAAAGAATGCTGAAACTTTTAAAAAGTTAGAAAAGATTGCAGAGTATAATGAAAATGCCTTTGCAAAGATTGACCCAGAAACTCATGCAACACAAAAGGCATTTGCAGAAACTAGTATTGAACCACAATGGAGAATTGGTGATAGTCCTATGACAACTTTAAGTGTCAATAGATATAGTTCACAAACTATAACCAAATCAATGTCATATCATTTTGATAGTGGTGATACTGATGCAGGTTTAACAACCATGTGTGTATTCAGACAAGGTGACTATGACGGTGCATATCTAGTTTTTCCTAGATATAGAATTGCTATCGAAGCACCTGATAATTCTGTTGTTATTGCAGACAGTAATCAACTACATGGCGTATCAGAAATATCTGGTGAAGGCACAAGATATTCTTGTGTTTGTTATTGTGATAGAAGACTTGCAACAAAAGGTCCTACTGGTAAACCTGAAAAGTTAATCGGTGTTGCTGCAAAGAAAACTGCTAGTAATTTAGAGGAGTTTCTTGGGTGATAGATAAGATTTATATTTTAACATACGGTAGAGCTGATAAACAAATTACTTTTAAAAACTTACCTAAAAAGTATCAAGAAAAAGTATTCTTTGTTTTAAGACCCGAAGAAGTAAATTTATTTAGAGAGTATAATAAAATTATTTTAGAAGAGAAAGATTTTGGTATTGCAGCAACTAGAAGAAAAGTTGCAGAAGTATCTCAAAATATAAAATACTGTATGTTAGATGATGACTTATCTTTTTTATATACAAGAAGAGAAAACGAAGAGGGTAAATCAAATCAACCAATGAGTGAACAACAATTTGATGATATGTTTAACTTGATGGATAATGTATTAGATTATTATACCTTCGGTGGTTTAGAGGCAACGTGGAACCCACCTGTAAGAGATAAAGATTTTAAAGTCTGTGGTCGACCAAGTGGTAATGTTTTTTATAACGGTCACAAATTACCATTTGATAAAATAGATTGGACAGATTTAAAAGTATCTGAAGATTATAATGTTGCCTTACAACTACTCACTATGGGCCATGAAAATAAAATATCATTAAGATATAGAGTGGACACAGGTATGACAGCAAAACCTGGTGGTTGTGAATTTGAAAGAACAATAGACGACCATAACAATTCTATGAAATTGTTAAAAAATAAATTTCCACAGTTTGTTGATTTATATGAAAAAGAGGCAAACGATGGTTTTAAGGGAAATAAGTTAGCCGCAAGAATATCATGGAAAAAAGCCTATGAATCTTCACAAGTTAATACCCTTGATAATTTTTTATAAATATGATATAATAGGAGAATAATATGCCAAGAAAAAAGAAACAACCAGCGAAGAAAAAAACTTCAGAAAAAAGTAATGACTGGAAAACTTATTTTAAATCAAAGTCACCATGGGGTTCGGTAATTATTTTTGAAGACCATGATGGTAATGAACATAGGTTTAAATCTGAAGACGAAGCTCTCGCATGGGCACATGAAAATAAATAGGAAGAAAAAAACATGAATGACATAATGGATAAACTTGAAAAACAAAAACTTAATCCGAGTGATTTAATAAGTTTAAAAAATATAATTGACATAGCTTCAAAAAGAGGTGCGTTCAGAGCATCAGAAATGACAGCCATAGGTCAAGTATATGATAAATTAGATTTTGCAACTAAAGTCGTTGAAAATGAAAAACAATTCTTAACAGAAAAAGGTGAAAATAAAAATGACGGACTTCCTAAAGAAAGTAATTAAAGACACAGAAAACGAGTTTGCCTCCATTGTAAACGAAGGTGTTGAAGCCGGTGATGTTTCAACATTCATTGATACAGGTTCATATATTTTTAATGCACTTGCATCAGGCACAATACACGGAGGCATACCTGCAAATAAAATTACAGCACTTGCAGGTGAGTCTGCAACAGGTAAAACATTTTTTGTCTTGGGAATGTGTAAACATTTTCTAGAAAATAATCCTGATGCAGGTGTTATATATTTTGAAAGTGAAAGTGCACTTACAAAAGACTTAATTGAAAAAAGAGGTATTGATACCAAACGTATGGTTGTCATGCCTGTAACAACAGTACAAGAATTTAGAACACAATCATTAAGAGTATTAGATAGTTATTTAGAGCAAGATGAAGCAGATAGAAAACCTTTACTTTTAGTATTAGATAGTTTAGGTATGTTGTCAACTACAAAAGAAGTAGAAGACACAGAAGCCGGTAAAGAAACTAGAGATATGACTAGAGCACAGGTTGTCAAAGCTGCATTTAGAGTATTAACTTTGAAACTAGGTAAAGCAAAAGTTCCATTAGTAATTACAAATCATACTTATGATGTTGTTGGTTCTATGTTCCCTCAAAAAGAAATGGGTGGTGGCTCAGGATTAAAGTATGCGGCTTCCACAATTATTTACTTATCAAAGAAAAAAGACAAAGATGGCTCAGAAGTCGTGGGTAATATAATTCATTGTAAAACTCACAAATCTAGATTATCAAAAGAAAATTCTATGGTCGATGTTAGGCTAAGTTATGAAAAAGGTTTAGATAGATATTATGGTTTATTAGATTTAGCACTCAAACATGGTATATTCAAACAAGTATCAACTCGTATTGAATTGCCTGATGGTACAAAACAATATGCTAAAACTATTAATAATGAACCACAAAAATATTTTACCGAAGATATAATGAAACAGTTAAACGAAGCATCTGAAAAAGAATTTTCTTATGGCATCAGTTAAATATAATTTCGTAGAAAATCCTAAAATAAACTCTACTGGATTTCAAATATCCGAGGGTGAATATAAAGATGTAATTTACTATTACGGTAAAGTAAAGTTTATTGAAGAGAATGATAATATGAGATTAAAGTTTGATTACAATGTTGCAAGAAATCCTAATAATGTTGATACAGACAACGAAAAGTTTGTAAAAATTATTGGTGATATTCTTGCAGATAATATAGAAAGGGAAGTAGATAATGGCACAATCGGAAAGAATAGAAAGAACAGCACTTCGTAATTTAGTTTTCAACGAAGAATATACAAGAAGAGTAATACCATTTATTCGTAAAGAATATTTTGAAGACCGTGCTGAGAGAACTATTTTTGAAGAGATACAAAAGTTCGTTACAGAATATAATAAAAATCCCACCAGAGAAACTTTAGAAATAGATTTACAAAAACGAAAAGATTTAAACGAAACAGAATATAATCGTATTGTAGATGTTATCAAATCGTTAAATCCTCAAGACGTAGATTTAGATTGGTTAATTAATACAACTGAAAAATTTTGTAAAGACCGTGCAATACACAATGCTGTATTAGATGGTATTCACATTATCGAAGGTAAAGACAATAGAAGGTCACCAGAAGCAATACCTGATATTTTATCTGATGCACTAGCAGTAAGTTTTGATAATTCTGTCGGTCATGATTATCTAGAAGACATTGATAGTAGATTTGATTTCTACCATACTAAAGAAGAAAAGATACCTTTTGATATTGACTTTTTTAATAAGATAACAAAAGGTGGTTTGCCTCCGAAAACTTTGAATGTTGCTTTGGCTGGTACCGGTGTCGGTAAAACTTTGTTTATGTGTCATCTAGCCTCTCATATATTATCATTAAATAAAAATGTTTTGTATATCACAATGGAAATGGCAGAAGAAAGAATAGCAGAGAGAATAGATGCTAATTTAATTAATGTTTCTATGGAAGACTTACAGTCTTTGAATAGAAAAATGTTTACAGATAAAGTTACAAAAATATCGAGTAAGACTACTGGTAAATTAATTATAAAAGAATATCCTACTGCGTCTGCTCATGCAGGTCATTTCAGAACCTTAATAAATGAACTTGCACTAAAGAAAACATTTAAACCTGATATTGTGTTTATTGATTATATTAATATTTGTGCTTCATCAAGATTTAAACCTGGTGCAAATGTAAACTCATACACTTACATAAAATCGATTGCAGAAGAATTAAGAGGTCTTGCAGTCGAGTGTAATTTTCCTATATTCACGGCAACTCAAACGACCAGAACTGGTTTCGTTTCAACTGACATTGGTTTAGAAGATACTTCAGAATCCTTTGGTTTACCAGCCACTGCTGATTTAATGTTAGCTTTAATATCAACTGAAGAATTAGAAGAAGCCGGACAAATGATGATTAAACAGTTAAAGAACAGATATAACGACCCTACAATAAATCGTAAGTTTGTTATAGGTGTAGACCGTGCAAGAATGAAGTTATATGATGTAGAACAATCTGCACAAACATTAGTCAATCAAAAACTAGATGAAGAAGGAGAAAAGTATGTCGAACGCTACTCTAAAGAAAAGACGCCAGAAGAAAAGTACAAAGACTTCAAATTCTAAAAAACTTAAATATAGCGTCAAACCCATGAAGGTCAATAAAGACATAAAATGGAAAGTAATCGAGGGAAGAACAAAGATTATTAGTGTTTTTGATTTTGAAGATGAGGCACAAGATTTAGCAGACTTTCAAAACAAAAATCAAGTATGGCTACCAAATGGGGGCATTCCAAACTTTTTATGCTATAAATAGTATTGACTTTTTACTATTTTTATATTATATTATGGAGGTATAGAAACATGGAGGTACTTGATGAAATCATTTACAGGCTTTTTAAAAGAAAGCGAAACATTAAAAGAAGCGGCACCATCGGGTGCTGAATATGAGTCTATCATTACTGTTGGTTATAACCAAGGTAATCCACCATATAATTTAGGTAAAGCAAAAGACAAAGCCGCATTCAGCGGTGTATCTAAATTTTTTCCAGAATACAATAAAGAAGCACAAGCACTAGGTAAAACTTTTCGTGGAGTGACGAAAGGTACCATGAAACAACATGGAGCTTCAAAAGATACTACATCTGCATTGTGGAAAAAATATTCAGGTAAAGGTAAAGACACACCGAAAACTGATATGTTTACTCCAAGACACAATATCTCATTAAAGAAAAAAGGTGGTTCACAATTAATGTCTGCTGCTGCAGGTGAAGCAATTGCAACTGTTATGGGTGCATTAGAAATGACAGGTAAAAACACTAAAGCAGTGAAAGCCATTGCTGATGATATAGAAAACAGATTTACAAAACTTATGGTTGATGGTTCTATTGAGGCTTTGATGGATCCTGAGAAAGATAGAAAAGGCTCTTTCAAAGATATGTCAAAAACTGAAAGACAAAAGAAAATAAAAGAGAAAATTAAAATAGATGAAATGCATAAAGACCTTGGTGATAGTATCAATACAATATTAAATAAACATAATAATGTAAAAGAAAATATTGTTTATATTGCAACAACTGGTTATTCTAAATTTCCAGAGGGTAGTAGAGGTATAGCTAATAAACTTATTGAGTTTGACCCCAAGTCAGGTAAACTAACACATGATATAGATACAGGTGGTCCAGATAATATGTCTGCATCAATAAAAAATATGGCAAAAGCTACAAGTTTTTATTGTGCATTTAAAACAAGTAAAAAGAATCCATATTCAACATTGAGAACTAAAACTGGTAAGTTTGAATATTATCAACCTTTACCTGATAGAACTCTAAACGAATTGATGATAGACACACTATTAACTGATTTGGATTTGTACGGACTTGACGAGTCATATAAACACATGACTGAAGATATGGTTATAGAAAATTTATTTAAAAAAGCTATAGACAAAGTTAAAGCCATCGGAGGTTCTTTAAAAGATTATCTATCTAGTTTCTTTAATAAGATAAAAGAGGGATTTAAAAGAGCACTTAATGGTATAATTAAATTAGGTAAAAAAGCATTTGAAGCTTTATTAAGTTTTTTAGGTTTAGAAATCACTAGTGCTAAAGTTAGAATAACTGGTGTAGGTGGGATATTTGCAAGTTAATATGTTAGATATTTTATATGAAGAGAAAAACACACATCTTGAACATCTTGAAGATGATATCATTAATAATGGTGGTGATGGTGGTGATAACGCTATAAATTTTTTATCAGCAGTCAGAAATATGTTACAAGCAAAAACAACTAAAAAAATAAATGTAAGTGTTAAATGGGATGGTGCACCTGCTATTGTTTGTGGTATCAATCCTGAAAATGGTAAGTTCTTTGTTGGAACTAAATCAGTATTTAACAAAACACCTAAAATAAATTATACGATACAAGATATAAAAAATAATCATACAGGTGAACTAGTGAACATTTTAAGAGAGTGTTTGGAATACTTATCAGGTCTTAATATAAAAGGTATTTTACAAGGTGATTTATTATTTAAATCAAATGGTAAAAAGAAAAGCACTTATAAAGGTGCTAGTGGTAAATCTGAGTCAATGATTGCTTTCACACCTAACACAATTACTTATATGGTACCTGAAAGTTCTGATATCGGTAAAAAAATTAATCGAGCAAAATTAGGTATAATATTTCATACAACTTATAAAGGCTCAAAGATGGAAAAGTTAAATGCTAAATTTGGTGCCGATGTGTCAAAGTTAAGAAATAGTCCTAATGTATTTTTTGATGATGCTTCTTATAAAAATGTTTCAGGTTCAGCAACAATGACAATCGGAGAAGGTGAAGCATTTGAAAAGATATTAAATATGGCTCGAGGTTCACTAAAAAAATCTAGAGCACTATTAAACAGAATGCCAGTAGAAGATAATCCTTTATCTATAGGTGTTGCATTAAAAACATATCTTAACTCTTTTATCAGAGCAGGTACAGATTTACCATCGACAAAAGAAACAGCACAAAAGTTCGAAGACTTTTATAGAGAGAGAACACAAAAAGATATCGATAGAGTTAAAACAGATAAAGCAAAAGAAAAATATAAACTAATACAAGATAATGGTTTAAAATTTATTACTAAAGCAAAAGAAGAAATATATTTTGCAATGGCAACTTATAAAACTTTACAAAGAGCAAAGAAAGTTTTAATTGACAAACTTAATATGGCAAAATCAATAGGAACTTTTGTAAAAGATGGAACAGGTTTAAAAACAACAAATCCTGAGGGATATGTTGCAGTC